GTAATAACTAAACCACCATTAAAGGTAAAAGAAGTAGTTGCTGAGCCAGTTGTTGAACCAGTTAAAATGACTACAAAGAAAAAAACTAAAAAGATAACTTCTAAGAAAAAATAATGGGTAAAGCAGTTACAAGAGTTGGTTTAGATAAACACATAGGTCATTTAAGTCCTACACCTAACCCTTTTCATCAAACTGCTTATTCGACTGGATCGCCTAATGTTTTTACCAATAGTGCAAAGACAACTAGAATAACTGATACTACAACTTGTGGTGATTCTGCTACAGGTGGGTCGTCAACAGTATTTGTGAATGGTAAAGGTATTCATAGAAAAGGTGATGCAACAGGTGGTCATGGAAGTTTTGTGCCTAATGCATCAAACTCAGGATCAGGCAATGTGTTTTCAGGTTAAGGGTATAAATATACCAAAGGAGAGATTGTTAAATGTCAAGATATGATGCTACACAAACAAACGAAAGTTCTAGAAGTTCTAGAATATTTAAGGACTTAGATTTAGACTTTCAAAAAAATATTGCAACTAGTGATATTCAAAAACTTACGGATGTAGAATCAGTAAAAAGAAGTGTCAGAAATCTTATCAATTTAAATCATTATGAAAAGCCTTTTCATCCTGAAATAGGATCTAATTTGAGAGCAATGTTGTTTGAAAATATCAGTCCACAGATTACTCATGTTATATCAAAACAAATAGATTTATTAATTAAAAACTTTGAACCGAGATGTAGATTAGTTCAAGTTAATTCACAACCATCTCCAGATAGAAATGGTTATAGATGTTCGATATCTTTTTATGTGGTTAATCATCCTGAACCAGTAGAAGTAGAAACATTTTTAGAAAGATTAAGATAATATGGCAACTAAATTAGAAATATCAGAATTAGATTTTGACGGTATCAAAGAAAATCTAAAAACCTTTTTATCTCAACAAGATGAATTTAGAGATTATGATTTTGAAGGTTCTGGTATGTCAGTTCTTTTAGATACACTAGCTTACAATACACATTACCTTGGATACAATGCCAATATGTTAGCAAACGAAATGTTTTTAGATAGTGCTGATTTGAGAGCATCAGTAGTATCAAAAGCAAAACAAGTAGGTTACACACCAACAAGTTCAACAGCATCAAAAGCTGTTATAGATGTTACAGTTAATAACGCATCTGGCGCCTCTCTTACCATGACAAGAGGAACATCATTTACAACTGCTGTAAACGGAACAAATTATTCCTTTGTAAACAATTCTGATATTAGTATCACACCGATTGATGGTGTTTATAAATTTAGTAATGTTAGTATTTCAGAAGGAACATATTTAAATTTTAAATACACAGTAAACTCATCTGACACAGATCAAAGATTTATTATACCAAATGATAATGTTGATACAAATACATTAACAATTAAAGTTCAAGAATCTTCTTCAGATTCTACAACAAGCACTTATACATTGGCAACTGGCATCTTAGGATTAGAATCAACATCTAAAGTTTTCTTTTTACAAGAAGTAGAAGGCGGAAGATACGAAGTTTATTTTGGCGATAATGTTTTAGGAAAATCTGTTGCTGATGGTAATATTGTTATCATGGATTACATTAATACAAATAGAGCAGAGGCAAATGGTGCTTCATCATTTACATTAGGTGGAACTATTGGTGGGTTTACAAGTGCAACAATAGCAACTATAAGTAATGCTTCTGAAGGATCAGATCCAGAATCAATTTCATCAATTAAATATAATGCACCAAGAGAATACACTGCTCAAGATCGTGCTGTCACAGCAGACGATTACAAAGTTTTAGTTAAAGGTTTATATGCAAACGCTAAGTCTGTTCAAGTGTATGGTGGCGAAGATGCTGCAATACCAGATTATGGTAAAGTTTATATCTCTATCAATTCAAAATCAGGATCAACACTAACCGAAACAACAAAGGCAAGTATTGTAAATAGTTTAAAACAATATGCTGTTGCTTCTATAAGACCTGTGATTATTGATCCAGAAACAACCTTCATAACTCTTAATACTAGTTTTAAATATGATTCTGGTAAAACTGTAAAAGATGTAAGTACACTTAGAACAAATATTCTTTCAGCGATTACAACATATGGAAACGACACATTAGAAAACTTTGTTGGTGTCTTTAGACATTCTAAATTAACAGAAAGTATTAACAATGCCGATACTTCTATTTTAAGTAACATCACAACCGTTAAGTTATACAAATTTATTACACCAACTTTAAATGAAGGATTAAAATATACTCTTTCATTTAACAATGCATTTTATAATCCACACTCTGGACACAACTCATCTGGCGGTGGTGTCGTATCTTCAACAGGCTTTAAAATCAATGATGATAGTTCTACTAACGAACATTTCTTAGATGATGATGGTGCTGGTATTATTAGAGTTTACTATTTAAGTGGCACTACAAGAATTTATACAAGTTCTACTTTTGGTACAATTGATTATACAACAGGAGAAATAATTTTAACATCAGCTCACATAACAAGTATTTCAAATGTTGATGGTGCTGTTAGTACAAGAATTAGAATTTTTGCTATACCTAGTTCCAACGATGTCGTTCCTGTTCGTAATCAGGTGTTATCAATAGACACATCAAACTCAACCTTTGATGGAGATGTAGATGCTGTTGAAAGTGGTGGTTCACAGGCAGGAACAACTTATACTACAACTAGTAGTTATTCATCATACTAATGGATAACAATGACAACATTTAAAAAAACAAATAAACGAAAATTATCGAATCTTGTAACGCAACAGTTACCTGAATTTGTTATACAAGATCACCCTAAATTTGCAGAATTTTTATCCTCGTATTTTCTTTTTCTAGAATCAGCTGAATTAACATTAACATCTTTTACTGCTGTTGATAATATACTTTTAGAAACTCAAGGAACAACCAACAGTTTTGTTTTACTTGATAGAACAGACGCCTTTGGTTTAGACGCTGATAGCAAACTTGTTGATGAACAACTTTCTTTTTCAGGTACATTTAGAAAAGGTGAAGTAATTACTGGTTCAACTTCAGGTGCAACATCAACTGTTCTTGCTGAAGATTTTACTAACTCAAAATATATGGTTAGTGCCAACAACGGTTGGATTACTGGCGAAACTGTAACTGGTGCAACATCAGGTGCTACAGCACTTGTTGGAAAGTATCGTGCTAATCCAGTTGAAAATATTCAACAACTCTTAAACTATTCTGATCCAGATCACACAATAACTGATTTCTTAACTCAAATGAAAGAGGAATTTCTTAGTACAATTCCTACAAATACAGTTGATTCCCTAAGTACAAGAAAGTTAATTAAAAATATTAAATCACTTTATCGTGCAAAAGGAACTGATAAGGCTCACAAAGCATTTTTCAGAATGTTATTTAATGAAACTTCGGAAGTCTATAAACCAACTATTGATATATTACGAGTATCTGATGGTAAGTTTTCTAGACAAAATTTTATTCGTTGTACTCAAACAGCAACACAGGTAGTTAATGATCCTATATTTTTAATTGGTCAAACAATTACACAAGCAAATAATCCTGCTTCAGATACTATTAATACTGCTACAGCAATTGTTGAAAATGTTACAAAATTTCAAGAAGGTTCAACCGTTGTTACTGAAATTGAAATTAATAGTGAAACTACAACTGGTACTTTTATAACAGGAGAAATATTAACTGGAATTAGTTATGTTGATCCTGAGACTGAAATTAAAGTAACTGTAAGTCAAGGATTATCAACAACAACAATTACAAACGATGGAAGTACATTAACAGTTGGTGATGAAGCAGCTTTAACAGGTGGTGCTGGTACTGGCGCTCGTGTGCAAGTTTTAGATATTTCAGGTGCAGGTGTTGATGAAGTTTTAGTAGACGCTGCAGGCTCAAAATATGAGATTGGAGATACAGTTACATTTAGTTCAGGAACTGCTGAAGCAAAAGTTGCTGTTGTTGGTGGTGGATTTGCACCAGAGACAGGTAGTATTGATATTCATGTTGAATTAGAATCAGGAACAATTACAGGTGAAGGTTCAGGTGACTTATTATTAGAAGATTATGCTGATGGTACTATAGGTAAGTTTTTAGATTCTGCTTCACAAATGGTTGAAAGAGAAGTTAAGATTGAATTAGAAAATGAAGTAGGACATTTATTAAATGAAACAGACGGTGGATCAGAAGCTTCTCAAATAGATTATATTGTTAATCAAGAACATGAAACTGACATTCCTTATAATTTAGAAGATGATGAACATATTGTTTTAGAAGATAATGTAGCAAATGAAGGATATTTGGGTGATAAAATTGTACAAGAAAGTACAACAGTTGAACAATTTGAATTTACATTAGAAAAAACAACTCTTACTAACGAAGGTGGTAATATAGCATTAGAAAATGAAGTTGGTAACCTTGTCAATGAGGTTCAAAATACAGATACTGGAGATATAACTGATATACGAATGATTGCAAGTGGCGGTGGTTACACAACTTTACCTACTGCTACTATTACTGTTGGTAATAGATTTATAGGATTAGAAACATTTACAACTAGAAGGCGAATGTCTGTTATAGAATTAGAAGATAGTCCAGATTTAATTGGCGATCCGAACCATTTAGAGTTTCAACGAGATGATGGTAATATATTAGATGAAGAAGATACTCTAGTTACAATTGAAG